CTATACCATAGCGTCTGGGGCTAATGAAACTGTTGACTCGGCAAAAATCGCGACCGGGGCGTTGGCATCGGATATAACGTCAAGCGGTGAGAACATGGCACACCTGACAATGCGGAAAGCGAATGATGCTGTCATGCAGTTTCTCGACGACTGCCCGTTGATAAATCTTGTTCTCGATAGTGGAACAGCAACGCAGAACGGCATGATCCTTACCATTCGGTCAAACCTCACAATGTCTGATACCGCGTTTTTTACGTCCGATACGAACGTGGTATTCGCGGAGGTCGCCGGTGGTACGGCGGCAGGGACGGTAACGTGCGGTGGCAAGTCTCTCTATTCTGCAACGCTGAACAAGGGCACAGAAGGCATAACCCTTGCTGACCCGATGCGGGTTGAGAAAGAATTGATCTTGACAGACGGAGAGTTCGACGTGAGCGACGTGGATGATACGGTATATATTGAGGCTGGTGCAACCTTTACCATTAATACGACCGATACCGTAACGCTTCCTGTCGTATCGCTCGGTGATGGCGCAACGATTACCATTAACGCGCTTGCTACGAAGATAGGGTATTTAACAGGCTCGAAGATAATCTGCCTCGGCACGGCAACGATCAACAGTAATGGGGCCGCACTTCCCACCGTGGAGGTGAACCGGCTTACACATTTCAATGATGGCGGCACGATTGCTTCGATTGACTTTGCGACAAAAGACAGCAAGGCAATATTCGAGGTCGCAAAACTGTTCGTATTAACGGCTATTGATTCGGCGGAATGGTCAGGAACTTCTTCATCCGCGCTTGATTCAATTGTCTCCTCCAATGCGACGGATGCTTGTACGTTGGATATGCCAAGTGATAAAGAGTTCTCGTATATGTATTTTCGTGACTGCGGATTCAAGGGAACAGACACCATGACCTGCCAATGGCGCAACGGTTGCCGTAGCGGGGGAGGGAATTTCTAATGCCAGTAATATTCGGGACACTCGTTACTGCTGTTGTTTACGATGATACGGCGCTTACCATCGCCATTACCGGTGAAGCGTTCGGGATAAACGAATACGCCGGTACGTCAAACATCGAGTATAAACTATCGAGTGACGTTGGGTGGAGCGACGTTCTATCGATAGACTCATGGAGCGATACGCAGGTGGTTGGTTCAATCGCAGGGAAGCTCCTTGGCGGCGTATACGATGTTCGTGTTACGTCAAGCGATGGAGAGGTCAGCGCCGCGTTCGAGTCGGCAATCACGATAGCAAGCGGCGGATTATTCTTTTTCTTCGGCGACGGAAAATAGTGTGAAGCATCGAGCAATTCTTTATAATGACAATAACGTGAACACTCCAAAAAGGGAGAAGAACAATGGACATCGAAGCATGCGAGCTGCTCTTCGCGACAAAAAGTCGCGCAGAGATACTTAAGAAGAAAACGACAGAAAAGCAGATCCGCGCTTTCTCTGGTGGCAACGACGGAGACGTGAAGATGACCGTCACGGAGCTGAAGAAGCTCTGCAAGGCGCGGAATAACTTCGAGTATCTGAGCGGCTATGAAAACCGCGTGCGCCAGTACACGATCAGCGACGAGGCCGTTGACAGGTACGGTGATGTTGTCCGTGCCAAGGGCGTGGACTTCACAAACTACCGGAAGAACCCTGTGATTCAGTACGCCCACGACTACGAAAAGCTACCTATCGGAATATCGATCAAAGAAGGCGTTGACAAGGCAACCAACACAGTGAGGTCGACCGCCCTGTTCTTCGACGACCGCGTTGATACCAGCGGGCGCTCTGACCTCATCTATCGATTTATTTCATCGAATGGAATGCGGGCCTGCTCGGTTGGATTCACGCCGACCACATACGAAGACCCGACCGATGCAGAGCGCAAGAAGATGGGGATGGGGAAGTACGGCGTGCTGTATACCGGATGGGATCTCCTGGAGTTTTCGCCTGTCCCGGTGCCTGCGAACCCGAACGCACTGACGGACAGCATGCGGAAGTCGTTTAATGACGGGCTGCGGAAGTCGCTTAGGAGCGGCCTGTTCAAGTCAAAGGACGTTCAGTTCTTGCGTGAATACCCGTTGTTCGAGATGTCCATCCTCGACGCGTTCATTGACGAGCTCGGCAACGACACGATTCTCGTTGGTTCGGCAATCCCGAAAATTATTATTCCCGATGGTGAACCGATCGCGAAAGATGCCGCGACCAAGCAGAACACTGGTGAGCATGTCTGCCGTCTCAATGGCCCGACGGATTTCACCGAGTTCAAACGTAGTTCTGACGAGTCTGACGGGAAAACGTATTCAATCGTATGGGGGAAGAAAGATGATGAAAAATGGGAAGTCCACGCGTATAGGTACGCGAAAGAAGTGTGGACTGAAGACAAAGCCAAGAAGCACTGTTCGGGGCACGAAGGCGGCATGTTCGAGGCGGCGCGCAACGGGAAAGCCGTTGAGCATGAGAAGGTGCCGTTGTCAACCATCCAGAACATCACGCTCTCGCTCGACATCGCGGGTCTCCAAAAGGAGATCGGTGAAATAGCGCAAGAGGTAAAAAATATCAGCAGTACTCTCGACGAAACGAAGGCGTCGTTTGAGGAGAAGACTTCGGATTTCATTTCTACAGCCCAACGGGCGCTGTCAGCAATTGAAACCCGCAAGAAGTCAACCAGCCTCTACGATGAACGAACTGAAATCGCGAGCCTGTTGAAGTTGAAGAAGTGAACTGTAAACTGTAAACTATAACAAAGGAGTCCACGCATTATGGACGTTACGAAAGAAGACCTCCAAGGAATGCTCACTGGTTTCCGCGACGATGTTGCGAAGACCATCGAGGATAAGAGCAAGGAGCAGAGCGACAAGGCAAGTGGAGAGATTGCAGAACTCCACACCAAGCTCGCTGATGCAGACAGCGCGATCGTCAAGTTGCAGGAAGAGATCAAGAAGAACAACTCTTTCGGCCTTCCCGGTCTTGAGTCAGAGAAACAGAAATGGTCATGGTCGCGTTTCTATACCGGTCTCGCCAAGGATTTCAGGGCGCAGAAGGGTATGGGGGACAACAGCGATGCAAGGAAGTTTTGGGAGACCGAGGGCTCATTCGAAGCGGCGGTTCTCAAGGACTACAATGCTAGCGACGGTTCCGACGGTACGTTCCTTGTGCCTCCCCAGATTTATCAGGGAGACATCATCGATACCATCTACGCGAACACTGCCATCATGCAGATGCCGGTGATGAAGCTGACCGGGCTTAAGGGTGACGTGCCTATCCCCGTTGATAACGGGAATCTGTCGGCGTATCACCTCAGCGAAACCGAGGCGCCTACGAAGACTAGCTCTTCATTCAAGCTGGAGTGGCTGCGGCCCAAGAAAATCGGCACCTACGTTCGTGTGTCGAATCGCCTGCTTGACCAGACCAACAACGCGATCGAGAGCATTGTGCGCCAGAAGATGACGCTCGACACCTCGGTTGAGCTGTCACGCGGCCTGACCAACGGCACCGGCACAGATTCCGAAGGTCTCGGTATTCTCGGGAGCTACGCGAAGATGACCGGCGTGAGCGATATCGGCGCAAACGGGCGGCGGTTCACGATTGATGACCTCGCTTCAATGAAGCAGAGTCTTGCCGTGGCGAATGAGCTGCGCGATACCGCGACAAACGGAACGCTCCTGCATCCGGCAGTTCTCTGGGGCATGCTCAGGGAGAAAACCGAGATGTACAACGGACAGGCCAGCAGGAACGGTCAGCCGAAGTTCGGCAAGTCGCTTATCGATCAGACAGCGATCGAGAAATCCCTGCGCCTTTCCATCGGTGCAACCACCCAGATTCCGGCGACCGATGTTGTCGGAAGTTCGAGCACCTGTTCAAAGGTGATCACGGGTGACTGGTCGAAGTTCATTTACGCGTCCTTCCGTGATCCGATCTTCCGGGTCAGCGATGTGGCGAGTGACTCGACCGGTCGTTCCGCGCTCCTGAACGACGAGATTTTCCTCGTCATGTTCCTGGAGTACGATTGTAACTGTGTACGCCCCACGGCGTTCAGCGGTCGCGGCGGAGCAATGACCACTGAGTCGGAGTGGTAGTCGAGTGAATTGAAGTACACAAACCTGAATGAAAGGAAATAAAACATGAGTGCGCAAGGATTCGGAAAAACCGCAGAGTCGATTGCGATTACTGCGGCAATGTTGTCGGAGCAGATCGGGGCAGCGACCATTTATTACAATGGTCAGCCGTTCACGAATGCTTCCGGGTATGGCTTTGATACGCAGCCGTATGATGACGCCATGTGCGTTCTCAACGTCGGCGGGATCGTTGGTGCCGTTGCTACTCTTTTGAACTCTGTTCTTGAGAGTGACACCGATGATCCTTCGGCAGCGAGCGCACTTGCAAGCGCCAGCTTTACCTCGCTTGACGATGCGACCGACGAGACGTTGCAGGTCGGTTCAATCGCATGCAAGGACACGAAGCGCTTTCTTTTCCTCAGAACCGAGACGCAGGGTGCGCCGGTGACCGTGGATTTCGGCGCGGCGTGGATCGGTGGACAGGCTCGCGAGCAGTCCGCAACGCTCGGCACGCTTCAGTTCGACGTGTAATTAGGGCAATGTGGGACGGGGCGAAAGCTCCGTCCCCATCATTCACAACGCAAGGACAAGGACAAGGAAATGCTTTTACTATCATCATACGAACGTATGCGGCGGTATGTAAGCTCTCAGGTGGGCGTTGCGCTTACCGATAGCATGGGGCTAAAACAGCAGTTCGTGGGCTGGATTGCATCAGCGTCAAAGCAAATCGAAACGTATCTCGGCAGGTATCTAACGATCGCGGCGTACACCGAGTATTTCGACGCCCTGACAAACAAGGACTACGTTCTTTTCGTGCGAGGGTATCCGATTACGATGCTCACCAGCGTTTATCAGGACGGCTCATCACTATGGGATGGCAGCGAGAGCGAAGTAGATGACTGCTTCACAGGGAAGAACGGCGATTCAATTATCATGCCAATCCGGCCATCTACCCTAGGCCACAAGGTTTTGCGCACAATCTACACCGGCGGGCTCGCGTACAGCGGGGTCAAGTCGATATTCACCATCGCTTCCGTAGCCGGAACATGGACGGCAGGCCAGATAGTCGCTGGTGGCACATCAGAGGCCGTAGGCATCGTCAAAGCATCCACGGCGACCACTCTTACCGTCGAGGTTTTATACGGGGTATTTGAGGCATTAGAAACGCTCACAGAGTATACCGACGAAACCCTGACTACCACGGGAGACGCGTCAGCCACGCTGTCGGCTATTACCCAGCAGTCGCTTGTTGAGCAATACCCGGACATAGTGAGAGCATGTGAGATACAGGTACGGCACTACTGGAAGCACAAAGATGATTTTGAACTCAGCTCAACGTCGAAAGACGGCACGAATCTGCGCGGGCGCGAGTACAACGACCTTGCGGTTCTCACGCCGGAAGCCATGAGTCTACTCCGTCCGTACAGGAGACTGCACACTTGACCATCGAAGCGAAAAGCAATATCGATAAGATCATCGACGCGTGGCGGTTAAAGCCTGCGAAGCTGGCGGCGGCTTTAAGGTCAGGGCTTGCTGCAGGTCTTCTTGAGTTTGAGAAAAAAAGAATAATCAAGTCGCAGCTTAGCGGAAGAAAAAGTCAGGGATACGGGCTTAAGTCGCGAACAGGCAACGCAAGAAACGCGTGGGGAATACAGGTTGCTTGGAGATCCAGCATAGATTTAATCGGATACCTTGGAGCAGAAAAGAGGGCGTGGTATCTCAAGGTGCATCAACACGACGGGTTCAACGGCTGGATTTTTCCGAAGAGTCAAAAGTACCTCCACTTCAAACCTAACGCGAAGAAGAAAATGTACGTGAACGCGAAAAAGGTATACATCCCAAAGCGGCTATTTATTTACGAAGAGTTCAAGACCTATGGAAATCGAATGATTAGGTCGGAAATAAAAAACCATCTTATCAAGGCGGCAAATGCAAAATAAAAAGATCATCTCATTTTCCATCTGGGGAACGAACCCTTTGTACATTGACGGTGCTGTGTGGAATGCTGAACATCGCGCGGAGTTCTATCCGGACTGGATATGCCGGTTCTACCATGACGACACGGTTCCAGTTGAGGCGCTTGACAGAATACACGCGACCGGTGCAGAGATGATTTTGATGGGACGGTCAACCGATGTGCTCGGCATGTTCTGGCGTTTCCATCCAATGTATGACGATGAGACTGTCGAGCGGTTTATTGTGCGCGACACAGACTCGAAGTACTCAGTCCGGGAAGTAAAAATGGTCGACGAGTGGATTGCCAGCGGAAAGCCGTTTCACATTATCCGCGATTGTGAAAGTCATGCGACACATATTCTCGGCGGTACATGGGGCGCGGTTCCTGGGATCGTTCCTGATTTCGACCAGAAGATCGGGGCATGGATGGGACGCATCAAGCCGGATTACAAAAACCCACGCGGGTTATTCCATGGTTCAGATCAGATTTTCCTTTCAACATATATGTGGCCGGTGATTAAAGAAAAGCATTGTGCGCATGTGCGGGCGAACATGCCGCAGCTCAAGTACACCGGGAATGAGATCGAGGTTCCGAACCCAGAGGATAAGCATTACATCGGGATGGTGTGCTGATGAAAAATCTTGCGATCACAAAGGCATGCGCAATAACAGCAATAACGCCTATGATCTTAACAACGACGGTAGTCATTTTAAGGCTTTACTATAAGCCAGTTGATTTAATAGAATCTATGCTGATGTGCTATTTTCTGTGGGTCGGGATTAAATCAATCTACGTAAATTTCATGAGCGGCATGAAAATACTACTTGAGGGAAACAAGGGGGATTCGTGATCTACGACAAAATCTGTTTGATGGTTCCAACGTACAAGCGTATGTTCCAGCTCATACTCATCACTGACAGCGCCCTAAGGCTTGCCGATGACCCGACGCGCCTGCGGTTCTCGTACTGCATTAACACTACCGACACGGTGTCGAGAGAGTACGTTCAGAACAGATTTTTCCCGTCGAAGGATTGCTGGGAAATTATCGACGAGACAACCAAGCAGCCGAACCTCTCCCTCTATTTCAACAAGATGTACAACGAGACGCGGTTCAACGATCCCGGCACGCTTGTCACCGAACTAGGGGATGACATGGTTTTCCTCACTCAGGGATGGGATACAAAAATCCTTGAAGAGATGAACGCGGCAGACGGGAATGCCATCGTGTACTGCAATGACAATTACATAGCGCACGATAAATGCTGCGTCAATCTTTTTGTCTCGCGCCAACTGGTCGAGGCAACACGAAAGCCGTTTATGTGTGCGCATTTTCACGCCGACATGATCGATGTAATCTGGACTATGATCGGGGCAATGACTGGCACGCTCCGGTATCTCCCAGAGGTGTATATTCAGCATAACCATTCAACAAAGAAAAAAGAAGACGAGTGGGATGAGACATTCCAGAGATTGTCACCTGTCCAGAAGTCCGCGAACAGCCCGCAGAACAAACGTTTTGCGATAGCATATTCCACCATCGTTGCAAAAAACCTTATCAATGCAGGGATCGGAAAATGGAACGTCCTACAGTAAGGCTGTCGATTCTAATCTGTCACCTCAATGGGCGCAGCGAGTCTCTCGCGCGGCTGCTTGGCTCTATCCAGCGCCAGGTAGTAAGCGCGCTTGACAAGAAGATTGAGGTGCTTGTTGAGGGAGACGACGGGGATATGTCTGTCGGGAAGAAACGAAACATGCTCCTTGAGAAGGCGACTGGCGAGTACTCGGCGTTCGTCGATGACGACGACACTATTGCCGAAGACTACGTTCAATCTATTTATGATGCGACCAAAACCGGGCCTGACTGTGTCGGGATAGACGGCATAATGAAAATACAGGGTCAAGCGCTTCCATTCAGGCATTCGATAGAGTATCAGGGGTGGTACACCGGCGTTGACGCGTATTACCGGACGCCGAACCACCTCAATCCTATCAAGACGGCGATCGCTCGAAAGATCGGGTTCCCGGAAATAGACAACGGGGAAGACAGGTTATTCTCCGAGTCAGTAAGGCGGTTGCTTAATACAGAGGTATACATCGATCATCCCATATACTTCTACGAAAAGGATAACAATGCGCGTACTATCGATTGACCAGCACATTGCCGTTAGCGCTGACATCCGGCACATCTTCAATACCCTCGGGCATACCGTTCGGGAAATATCCTTAAGCGGGCACGCTGCTGTAATCAATCGCCCGCAAGGGCACATCCCTGAACTTGAAGGTGACAACTGGTGCCACGTCGTTCGTGAGCGTAAGACCAAGGAGTTTTATGAAACGTACAAGGACGCGTTCAAAGATTATGACGCGTTCCTATGTTGCTACCCGCCAGCGTTCTCTCTGCTGTGGGAGTACTTCGACAAGCCGATCATAATTCAAATCCCTATCAGATATGAGAACGGCTTTGACTGTGACCCGGAGAACTGGACAAAGTTCAACGAGTACCTGCGCGTCGGCGTTGACAGTGGCAAGATCATCCTCTGTGCGAACTCGCTGTACGACAAGCGGTACGCCGAGGGATTCATCGAACGCGAGGTGAAATATATTCCCTCACTATGTGAGTATACCGGAATGAATTACAACCCGGTGTACGATCAGTTCCTGTACTACGCGTCATTCGACATCAAAGATCCATCTGGTCGGATGATAAAGAAACATGACGCGCTGAAGGCGGGGCACGCGTGGCAGACTGTTGCTGACTTCAAGGGCGCGATCCACTACCCGTACAACACATCGACCATGACGATCTTCGAGCAGTACGCGGCTGGCATGCCTGTCTTCTTCCCGACAAAAAGATACCTGCTCGAAATGTTCCTCGCCGGGGTGCCGGTACTGAATCACATTTCATGGCAGTGCCATTTCAAGAAAGCCGTTCACTCACTCATTCCGCACAAGCATGAGTTTGACCCGAACAACTATCTTGACTTCAACGTCGTATCACACTGGCTCGATAGTGCAGACTTCTATGCTGGGGACATGAAGCATATCCAGTATTTCGACAATGCAGAAGAGCGACATGAAATCCTCGGGTACAGCCTAGATAAGCTGCAGGACATCAGCAGGCTTATCAGGCAAGACCACTCTGAACGACGTGTGCGGGTTCACAAGGCATGGGCTGAAGTGATCGAAGGGATACTGTGAAGCTAAACCTTTTGATGAATCCTGCCGAGAGCCTTGCCAAGGGGCCGGGACGCCGCGCGTATAACCTCACGCTCGGTCTCGACCGCCTCGGCATTGCCTATGAAGTGTGTTCTGAAAACTATGAATATGCCGTCGGGATGCAGGCAGGTCAGGTTTTCAAGAGATGGGAAGAGATCCCAGATAACACACCTATCGGCCCGAACGTGATGCACAACGCGGGGGATCATACAGGGGTGGCTGCAAAGTTTAAGAACTTCATCGTTCAATCAGACTGGGTTGCTGATTATTGGAGATGGCAATTCCCGGAGGAGACAAAGGACTTTACCTTTCACATATTCCCGGCGGCTGTTGACGTTGAAGATGGATACCGTAATATTGCAAAGAACAGGCAACCGGCTGATACTGGGTTGATATATACAAAGTACCAAAATAAAGACAATTACAATGCCGCCAGCATAATAGCAGAGAGTCGCGGCAATGCCATTGAGACAATAAAGTACGGCGAGTATACCATAGACCAGCTTAAGGCCGCTTGCTCGAAAGCGAAGTTCTGTATATACAATTCATGCTGTGAAAAATCAAGTAATGCGCTCATGGAAATACTCGCTTGCGGGGTGCCGGTATATGTTGTTGATAGCAAGCGATGGATTGGTGATGATAAATTTGACCGATGCACTTCAGCACCGCACTTCGATGATAGGTGTGGGATAGTAGGTGACGCAATGGGCAAAGAGTTTGACGACTTTATTGCTCGCATTGAAGCGAATGCGTACGACCCGCATTCGTTCGTCGAAGAAGGATATACCGTTGAAAAAACGGCGCAGATCCTTGTTGATATAGTGGAGGCGTGCCATGGGAATTAACCGTACAGACATCCTGAACCATATAGCTGAATTAATTAGCGCGAGAAATTATCTCGAAGTCGGCGTTAATAAACCGGATGTGAACTACGATAATATCAGAATAGAAGACAAGACCGGCGTGGATATAAAAGTTCTATCGCAACGGCCTGGTCTTCTGGAAATGACATCGGATTCTTTTTTCAAAGACAATATCAGAAAGTTCGATCTAATTTTCATCGACGGTGATCACGACTACGCACAATGTTACGCGGATGTATTGAACGGAATGAATGTGCTCTCCGAAAAAGGTGTTCTCGTGATGCACGATATGTGCCCGAAGCACGAGGATCTTCAATTAACAGAACGAGTTGGTGAGGCGTGGTATGGCGAAGCGTGGAAAGTCTTCGCTTCGATGCGCATGTCAAATCCAATGTTGTTCATGGTATCAATGCAAGATGACTGCGGATGTGGTATAATAAAGTGGGGGAGGCAGATCACATATCCGCAAGCGATACTTGACTGGCCGTTTCTTGAGGAGCATCGTAAGTATATTTTGAACCAAGTATTCACCTTTCAAGAACTCGATGAGGTGCTTCGTGACAATGCGTGACTGCAACTATAAGCTGACGCTCTGTGAAGTGCTTCGGCAGATCAATGACGTTGTGCAAGACGACGATGTGAACTCACAGAACATCAGAGACATGCTTGCGCTGGCTGAACGCATGGGGAAGAAAATGTCGGCAAAGTTGCACGAGTACAATGAAAACTATGATGCTGGCTTCTGGCGTGATAACAGCAAACTTCGTGAGCACGTTTATCGAACGAATCATTCGTACAAAATCGGCAGTGATGAACGCGCGGGGATCGCTCTTGAAAGGCTGACAAAATGAAAACAATTGCTGTGATCATCAATGTCGGAAACATGCCGTTCGCAGACCTCGCGCTAAAGGCCAATGAGAAATATTATAACCATTTTGGCATCGAGATGCACGTCGTCACTGAACATATCGAGCAGACAAAGAACACGTCGCCAGTCTGGATGAAGTCGTTTTTACACGATATGTTTGATGCTGACATGATCATCGCGCAAGACCTCGACATCCTGCCGTGCAACCTGAAGTACAACATCGAGGATTTTCTTATCAAGGACGAGTTCTCCTTCGCGGTAGATACCACTATGGTAGGCCAGCGCGTCGGGTCGGCGTCGTTCCCGTACTTCAGGTACAATGCTGGGTTATCGGTAATTCCAAAACGGCATTCAGAACTGATGAAGAAGGTTTTTGAAATCGGCGTCTCCGATCCACACAACTGGCATACGTATGATCAGTATTATTTGAACGAACATATCGGCGAGCACCACATCTTCGTTAATGAACTGCCGCAGATATTCAACTGGTTTTTCAATCCTACCCTCGATATGAACAAGCTCGCGTTTTGCCATTATACGAACTTCATGGCAACGCCGAGGAAGCGGGAATACATATTGAAACACCATCCAAAGGAGATGCTGGAATGAAAAGGTTTGAACCTAACTATGGCATCTGTGAACTGTGTTTGACCTACGCATGCAATGTCCGCTGTGCGAACTGCTCGAATCTCTGTACACAAGCACCGGCGGCGCGTACAATGAGCGTCGAGACGGTAGAGAATTTCATAGCAGACGCGGTTCACAATAACCATAAATGGGGGCTCATTACACTGCACGGCGGGGAACCTTCGATGAACCCGCACATCGACGAGATAATGCAGAAGCTCATCGACTACCGGGACACGCACAACCCTGAGTGCAAGTTCTGGCTGCTAACAAACAACGGTGATGCTCGTGTGAGAAACACGGCTGTTTCGATAAGCGTCAAGTACGGTGTTCCCCTCGGCATAAGCGCGAAGACAGGCAAGGGCGTCGATGGAGGCGGGAACCTTATGCAGTATGTCCCGGTCAACGAGAGCCCCGTCGACCTCGGCGAAGAACATGACTTCAACTGTTTCCAGACGCATGACTGCGGCATCTGCTATAACACGAAAGGCTATTATCCCTGCTCGCCAATGGCGGCAGCGGCCCGCGTTTTCGATTACATTGAAAGCGTGCAATCAATAGCCGATCTCACCGTTGAGCATTGCGATAAAGAGTTTGCGAAGCATTGCGGGCACTGCGGATTTTCAGCGCCGGGCAGACCGCGAGTCATTGAGCAGAAGTCAACGCCGACATGGGAAGCGGCATTCGATAAATACTACACGGAAAGGACTTCTAAATAATGACCACACTCGCGCTCAATGTAATTGTTGGCCCCGGTGAGGCCGGTCTTTTGAGTAGGTGCCTTCGCACGTTTTCTGCGAAGGAATCATTCGATGAAATAGTAATCGTCAATACTTCCAACGATACGGAAGTCGAAGCAGTTGCCAAACAGTATACTGAAAAGGTTGTCACGTTCGCATGGGAAAGTGAACGGCATCCTCATGGTAATTTCGGCGGGGCACGGAACTGCGCTCTCGACAACACCTCCTCTGATATGATCATGTGGCTAGATTCTGATGACGTCTGCCTCGATCAATATAAGGAACAATGGACGCGTGCCGTAGCCCTACTGAAAGATGACAAGTATGCGGATGTTGATATGTGGTCAATGCCGTATGCAATCATCGTCAATGAGGATGGCTCACCTTCGATGTGGTTTAAGCGGGAGCGGGTATTCAAGCGCAACAGGATTAAATGGACACGCCCTATTCACGAGCTGCTTACTCCTGAATGGGATATGGTGAAGAACGCGTCGATCAATAATATGTTCATCACGCACCTTCCGTCAAAACCAACGTATGCAAGTGCTCTGCGGAACATAGCTATACTCGAACACGAGCATTACACTATCGGTGATAACGACATTCAAACCAGATATTTTCTCGGACGCGACTACCTGTACATCGGCAAGCATGAAAAAGGAATAGGGATTCTTGAGGGTATTGTTCAGGAACTCGAAACGTCGTATGAAATGTTATACGCAATATCGATGGAACTTGTCTGGTTCTACGCTTTCGGGTGCCAGCATCAGAGACCGGTAATCGAGCAGCTGAAGGAAGAAAACATCGAGAAGATTGAAGACTGGTGCCGCATGGCTACTGCGTTCTCATTCGACTATGCTGAACCGTATGTTGTTCTAGGAGACGTGTACTTCAAGCGTGGCGACATGGACGCGGCAATGCGCCTTTACAAGACAGCATTGAAAAAGAAACTCGGTAAGGGCAAGTTCCAGACCGTTCCTTTTTACGAGGAAGTCCCGGCGTACCATCTTGCCCGCGTTTATTCAACACTCGGAATGTACGGCATGGCGTCGCATTACAATCAAATTGCACTCAGTAATCATAGTGGTGTTGAGTACGTTGCACATCAGCGAAACATCGTCAAGAAAATGACGGAGGAATTTAATGAGCTCTGTAAGAACGAACCTAAGGTTGGCACTTAAGGCTTGTGTCGAAGAGATGACTGTTGCAGCAGGGTATAACTATACCTATGCTGACGTGTTCGAGCCGCCGATCAATATGGAAGCGATGGTGCAATACCCGACTGTAAATATCCTACTTGGCCGTGAAGATCGACTCGGTGATAGGCACAGTGGGAACAACCCGACGCTTGATATTCTCATGCCGGTACAATTCGACGTGTTCCTGAATAGCCAAAACGATACGTCGCTGGCGCAGGACAAGGCAATCGCTGACTTACAAAAATACTTCGGTGCTAATTATTACATCAAGCCGAGTGCCAGCGATCGAACTGCTTTCAATTGTATCTGGCTGGCGAGCACGATCTGGGGTACTGAGCGCGAGACTCCGAACTGCGGTGTATCTGTTGATTTCGAAGTATTTTATTCTATAAAACTGAACGATCCAGACTCGATGGTTTAACTTTCACAGGAGGTAGTTATTATGTTGAGACTTATGGAAAACAAGGTTACGATGGGGTTCTCGCTTGAGGATACTGCGTATACAGCAGAGACTCTCACGGCGGCAGATTACAATCAGCGGATTTACGAAGTGAAGGTTTCGCCGGAGATTGAATCGTATGCCCGTAAGCTCGCGCGTGGCGACTACTCCCGGGACGTATCAATCAGCGGCAGGCGCAAATGCACCGTCACCTGCGCGGTCGATCTATACCCAGGTTCAGGCGTAGCGGTCGCACCGCAATATTTTGCAATGATTCGTGCCTGCGGGTACAAGCAGCTCGCCCACGGCTCAACCGGGATCTCGCTCACGCCGAACGCCGACTACAATCGGGTGCCTGGAACCATCGAAGTAGTTTACCCAGAAGAGGGCGCAACCCCTCGGCAGATAGTTGTCAAGGTTCGCGGAGCAATGGGAAAGCTCAAGATTGAAAGCCCGCAGATAGGACAGCCTATCAAGATCACATTCGAGTTTCAGGGCGTGCTCGATGGCATCACGACCAGAGCCAACGCAAGCCTGCTCACCCCTACCGCATTCGACACCGCCCTTCCCCCTGCCATCCTTGCTGCGACATTTTCATTCTTCGGCACATGGCAGTTCCCGTCGAAGTTCATGATTGACGGTGGCGAGGATGTACAGATGTTCAGCGACATATCGAAGGCGCAGGGATACGAAGGAGCACGCGTGGTTGACCGTAACGCCGTGATGGAATGCGACCCTGACATGGTTGTGACAGACGATAAAGACTATCTCACGTCACAGATCAACAACACTACCGGGGCTCTCTCGGTTACTGTCGGCGGCTCAGTCCCGTTTTATATCTCTGCTCCTGTCGCTCAGATTGTTGATTCGTACAAACCGGAGGCCCGTGAAGGACACATGGCAAACCCGCTCAAAATCGAACTCAAGCGAAGCACGTCAGGAAATGACGAGTATGAAATTCTTCAAGGGAGCAAGACTTAATGGAAACAAAAAACGTGACCATCAGCAAAGAGTATCTTGACCGGATTCGTCGCTTTGCGGCGATCCGGCCAGAGGAACAGTTCGTGTACGTCCCGATAGCGTTTCGTGACTTGCCGGAAGAGATAAAGCCGAAGTTCACGCTTCGGCCTATCTCTGGCGAAGACGCTCTGCGGTTCTCAGACTCGATGCGCGGTGAAGTTCAGGTCGAAAATGGGAAGGCAACCATCGCGGTAAAGCGGGGCGAGTTCACGATCAATGTTGTTGCAAAAGGGCTTGTGCGCTGGGACAACTACTATGACGGTGAAGGCCGCATAGTAGACTTCATAGGCACAGCAACGAATCTTCCAATCACGATTCTCGAAGAGCTTTGTGAAGCAATTTTGAGCAGGGCATCTTTATCACAGGAAGAGGTGCTCGGTTTAAAATAAGCGCACGCTTAAAAAGCGGCAAGGCGGGGCGCAATTTCAGATGTGACGTATGCCGAGACGATCCAAGCCGCAAAAAAGTGTGGGGTTGCGAAGGGCGTACTATTATGGCAAATCCGACTATGGTTGATGAAGAGGGCGGGGTGCGAACCAATTTCTGGTCGTGTCCCGTTCAATTCATTCCTTCGTCAGTTTGGGAGTTTCTGAAGTGCCAGTCATTTTTTGAGAAGCACCCGTCGGCGAAGTTCCCCGGAATTGATGAAGTCAGTCCGAGGTATCTCGCTGCTGAACGCATTTACGATACAGAATTTAACTCCTGTTTGATGGAGGCCTGACATGGCAAACGAAGTATTGCAGCTCGAAGCGCGGATGAAGAATTTTATCAGCGGAGAGATTGGTAATATAAACAAGTCACTCGGTGAATTCAAAAATACATCTACCGAGTCGATGGCAAAAGCGAGCAGCGGGACAAAGCAGTTTCTCACGACGATGGGTGGGTTCGCGACCGCACAGGTTGCGCTTGGGGCGTTACGCGGCGCATGGCAGGCAATGTCAGGGACTATATCTGAGAGTATAGCTGCTTACGATAAACAGATAACGGCTCAGGAATTACTTCGCAACGCACTTGGGTTTACCAGTCAAGCGCTTCTCGATCAGGCCTCTGCCATTCAGACGAAGACAAGATATGGCGATGAAGAGATTATTCAGGCACAGGCTCGCCTCGCGCAGTTCGTAAAAGAAGAAGATCAAATCAGAAAATTAACGCCTTTGATAGTAGATTTTGCTGCCGCCAAATAAATGAACCTTGCGGCAGCTGCAGATCTCGTTGGAAAATCAATCGGGTCTTCAACTAACGCATTGACGAGATATGGTATTGAAATTACTGGAGCAGTCGGGTCAACAGAGAGAATTGAAACTGCCATGCGAAATATGGCAAAACAAGTTGACGGAGCTGCTCAATCGATAGGGGCCGTTGGTAGTGGCCCTGCTATTCAACTTGAAATGGCCCTCGGTGATATTACAGAAGGGCTTGGTAAATCTATAACCGAAGGGATAAACCCATTCATCAATATTATCGTCAAAGATTTACTTCCAGTATTAAAGTTATGGGTTGACGGTATAGGAACGATTATTCATCTCTGGTCAACTGGAATGCAGCAGATACTTGGTGTGACTCGTTCTAACAACGCGAGTATCGTTGATAATTTCGAAACAACTGTGGACAGCACAACAGAAATTATAAAAGAAGAAGCAATAACATGGGAAACTATAAATAAAGAACGAGCTGCATTTTCAATAAATATGCAGAAGCAACTTCTTTTTGAGGAGATGAAAAGGCGGAAGGCAAGCGTCGGTGAGGAAGAAGACGCAACAACGAAGCAACTTGCAATATGGGATTTGTATCAGCAGAAGTTAAAAGTTATTAATAACAAGGCCGCTGAAGATGCAAAGAATAATCAAAAGAAAAGTATTGATGATGTAAATAGTTTGCTCGACTCGATTGGAAAAGATATTGGAAATGATCAGGGTGATGCCTTATCAATGTTCCTCGGTGATGTGTCAGAAATAGATGCGGTCAATGCCGCCATTAAAACAGCACAAGAATCTCTGGAAGACACAACGTTGTCGATCATGGAAAGCGGAGTCGAAAAAGAACTCGCGCTGAATCAACTCAAGCTCGATCGCGAGCTTGAACAGTACAAAACTAACAAAGAAGCAAAGGCGCTTATCAATGATAAGTATAAAATCATCGGGGACAAAATAGAGTCGGATGGAAAAAAAGAACAGAAAAAACAAGACGATGATAATACGAGAGCAAGAATCCAGAACTGGGATCGTGGCACAAGCGTCGTACTCGGCTCATTCTCCCAGATAGCCAAGGCGTCGAAGGCCGGTGCAGGAGTTCAGAAGGGTATTGATATCGCGCAGGCGACGGCAAATACAGCCCTTGCCGTTACGAAGTCACTGGCAACCCCGTGGATGATCCCTTTCATCATTGCGTCCGGTATGGCACAGGTTGCCATTATAGGCCAGCAGAAGTACGCTGGCGGCGGCGTGGTAGGCGGCACACCGTCCGCAGGTGATTCAGTCTCGGCCATGCTTACTCCCGGGGAGATGATCCTGAATAAGGAGCAGCAGACGAAGATGTGGAATCTGCTTACCACGAATAACGACAACAGGTCGCGAAGTTCAAATGACGCTGTAAACCTTCATATCAACGTCGGCGCTGGCGGGAACTATGACCAGTCTGCGGCGCAATATACCGTTGACTCACTTGTACCTATCATCGGCAAGGCCATGCTTCAGGCGAAGAACGAAGGCCGCCTCACCGATTATGAGTACGCGAGATAATTATGGCAATTCCAACAGCCTTTCGTGACTTACTTGCTTCAAAGGAATCGCTTGTCGCATGGTACCCTTTTTGTGAGGGCCTGCATACGACAGGGTACACTCCGAACGTCGCGGATCAATCTGACAGCGGGGCCCTCGCGCTTGCTCTAACTGATTTCGGGGCTGGGGAGACGTGCGGGGATGAACGAGCGTATTTCACGAGCGGTGCCGGATCAGGATACGGACATCTTGAATCTTCAGTGAAAGCGGCACTACAAATAACCGGTGAGATCACGATTATTTTTACACATTCCTTCACAGAATTTGACTCATACCGATTGTATTATTGTATGTGCGGTTCTGGTGCAGGGTCAGACAGCAATACACTTTATAGGTTGTCGCGGTTAACGACTGGATTTGCACAACGGCTATGGCATGAATCTGGCAACCAAACCCCGTATGCTTTTAACCCGTCAGGATACGGGGCACTCAATGACGGCGTAGAACGATTTTATTGCATGCGTAGATTTATCGCTCCAACAAATTACTACCAAAAATTACGCATAGGTGACACCGAGAAAACATCCGGGAATGATATTCTAACCCACTTGCCGAGTGATGGATCACTGGCAAAGTTAAATATTCCTGTCAATGCCGATCTTTTACAAGCAAACGGTATTTACAAGGGTTTTATGATTTTCAACGAGGCTCTGACCGACGCTGAAATCGAGATAATAAAAGCCGCTGGAACCCCCGCTGCCGATTGGTTTGATTACTCTGAATGGAATAGCGCAACCGGCGCCGGAAGCGTATTATGGGCAACGCCATCACCAGACGCTAACACTCGTGGAATTTACATAACCGAGCACAAAGACCTCCTCGGATTCAAACTCGAATCAACACCGTATACACCAGAGACGTTGACAACGGCTGAATATTCCTATCATGCCTACGACTTGAAAGTGGCCCCTGATATTGAATCAACACCTCGACAGGAACAGCGCGGCGACTTCTCCAACGTCACCAGCATAAGCGGGAAGCGATCTTGCGCTGTGAACTTCAAGGTCGATCTCTACGCGCAGCTATTCGACAACGACGCGCCGAAATACTATGACATGCTTCGCGCGTGCGGGTGGGCGCAAACATCGCATGGCAATTCCGGCGTCTCGGTAAAACCATCTTCTATAATGAACCGCGTACCGGCGACCATTGAAGTAGTCTATGAGGATGAATCAGAAGAGCCTCGTCAATTGGTTTATAAAATAAGCGGAGCAATGGGCAATGTCAAATTTGTCCTTGACAAGGTAGGAAAACCGATAGCGATTGAGTTCTCCTTTATTGGTGCGCTTGAAGGGATAACGACGCTGGCATACGCTGACAGGATAACGGCATCGACATTTGACGCAGGCATTCCTATCCCGGCAATGAGCATGGTTACAACACTTTTCGGATCTGACATCTACCCGCTGTCATTGGAAATATCAAGTGGCGAAGTGGTCAATCTTTTCAGCGGCCTCATGCGCTCGCACGGGTACGCTGGCGCGAGGGTAGCGGATAGGCTTATCACCGGGAAAATAGTCACACCGGCTGTGTGCGATGAAGAAACGATTGATGCTACGATTAAAGGCTGGTGGAAAGGTGAAAACAATCCAGATGATTCCATTGCTGATAATACGGCTATCTGGACAGGCACAGCGAGATATATCGCTGATGCAATAGGGTATGCGTTTGATTTTTGGTCAACCGATAATAACTATCTAACGATATCATATCTTGCATCACAAGCGTTGACAGCAATAAATACTTGGAGCGTCGAATTTTATTTTACGAGGGAGACGACCGGCGCGGCATCGCTATTCAGGCGTGGTGCTCCAGGGACAACAGACTTTGATATTCAGTACTCGAATAATGGCAATGATATACATATTTACGTTGATAATGGCGTTTCAAATTTGATTATAATATATGCTGGCATAGTATCTCCCAATACAAGGTATTTACTTAAAGCAAAAAGTACCATTGGCGTATGGCAACTATGGATAGATGATATCGAGCAAATAGCCACAGGATCAGCGACAATTATACCAGCATCGTCAGAACTTGAATACCGAGTGGCAGGGGATAGTAACCATCAAATAATTGACGAAATCAAAATACGCGTGGAGTAATAAATGGCAGACCTGACCTTTCGAGAAATATTTGAATACGTTGAGAACAATGAAACGGGCGTCATGAACGTCGCGTATTCTTTAGCAATGCCGGTATCTATCTCGGCAAACAAAACACAAGCGGTTGAACTTGGTGTTGCTGAAGACGAAGGTTCCGAACTGGTAGAAATCGGTATCGAGATTCAGAACGAAGAACTTGAACTGCTCCACGGAAGAAAGACACCTGAGATCGTTCAAGACCTTTTCACCGACGCGAACGAAGAAGTGTGGCAGGATGTTTTTAACGAAACGCCTACGACTATCTTGAACTGCCAAAACACATTCGAGGATACCGAAACATGAATAATGAATTTACGAAAACCGGTGCGGTAAGCAAGAGTATATACCTTGCGAACCAAAGCCGCGCGAACGTAACGGCGAGCGGGGAAAACCTCAAGCTATACTTCTCGAATGACACCGGGGAGCTAATCGTTCTCGACAATGACGGAACCGAACGGGCCTTCTACCCGTACACCAATTATACGATAACAGCCGTCGATCTTACCCTCACATCAGCGCACTTTACCGTTGAGGTGACAGCGACAGGAAAAACGATCACCTTGCCATCAGCAGTTGGAATAGCAGGACGACCGTATGAGATTGATAATTCATCTGCTGGTAATATCACGGTAGATAGTAACGGTGGAACTATCCAAGGCGAGACATCGCAGTCGGTGCCGCCTGATAGTAATCTGCTCGTTAAAAGCAACGGAACAAACTGGAGGATAAAATGAGTTATTTTTCATCAGTAAAATACACCGATGCTGACGGGACAGCTCATGGGTACATCAACAATGACGGTGCGCCACAAATCTGCGCACAGGATTATCTTCAGGCACTTGCTGAAGGTGACATAGCCGACCACCAGCCATGGTTCCATCTTGGGTATGCCTCGGCAACAGGTACAGCGCTGAGAGATGTTTGGGAAGGGACTGGGAATATAAATACTCCAGCAACAGCAGCAGCCGTTGATGTTGCATCGGATGATAACGCACAAGACATCGGGACGGTAATTTTCAGCGGAACCGCTTCTGGTGGATCAACGACTTCCATCATAGATACCACGAAGGACTTTTCGGGAGGTACTCCGGTTGCCATAGGTGACGCTATAATACTTGAGAAGAGCGGGGCGTCTCCTGAGTTCGGATACGTTACTGCCATTGTAAGCGCAACTGAGCTAACTGTTTCAGAGGGTTTTTCATTCGGTGGTGACGCCGATGGGAAGACGTATTCTATTGTAGACGTTTCCGCACACACCGGGGTAATG